CCTGACTTAATCTTAATATATCAGCAGGATCTGTAGCATTGGCTATCTCACCTTTGAGTGCTTTCAGCTCTGCTTTAATGGCACCTAAGCCTGTTACATTTATAGGTATAGTTACTTCATTCATTATCCGTAGTATTTAATTTCGATTGTTGTATTCAATAAGTAACCATCTATGTATCCTGTACCTATTTGTGAAGTGGTGATATATACCTCATTAGACGCTCCTAAGTAAGTAGTAGATACTATTCCATCATAGAATACGTTATTAATTATGACAGTAAAAAATGGCACTACTATATCTCCTATGTTATACCCATCTAAATAACCTACGTACTCACCCACATTGGATCGTGTCCAGGTGATACCACCTATGGTATCATTAATCACCTGAGCTATAGGATCAGCTATCCCTACCTGAGAGATGGTAGCAGTGTATACTAGTGGAGTAATGCCTACAGGTACACCATTGAAAGTGGAAGCTCTTAAGTTATCACCTGCTATAGTATTCTCACCTATTACATAATTATCACCTACTACCACTGATCTAGTGCCTCCTACTATTACGTTGCCCTTTCCCATTACCATAGCATTAGCCTGATTGCCGAACACATTAGTGGTAATCATTCTAGTAGTATTGATATTGCTCATGGCTAGCATCTGCATAGGGCCTATACTTGCAGGAGGGGTAGGTATCACTGGGCCACCTGGTCCCATGAAAGGTAAGAAGTTAATCTCGTTGTCTATGCTGATAAGTTCTACCCTTGTAAGCTTGCGAGCATTGGCATCGTAGTCTATTACCTTATTGATATTCCACCATGAGTTGTCTATGCGTATCTTATCATTAAGCTTTAAGGCTTGAATGTCATTCTCCTTTAAATCAAAATTAGCTATGAGCATCTTACCATTGTTAATCTGCCCCATAGTCCTCCTCCAATATCTATTGTATAGATTGTTATCTGTTAGGCTAGTAGGTTGGTAATAGTAGAAGTCACAGATAGCGAAGTTAATATCAAAGCTTGGAGTTAATGGATCATCAAAGTGGCCTACTAATGGGTAGTCTGTTAAGTTAGTCATACCCACACTGCCATAGTCATAGATATAGAATTGACCACAGGTTGCTAGTGGGGTAGTAGTGGTAGTCTTATCGTATAGTATCCTTATGTTTGTCTCAGGTGCTGATCCTGCTATCATAGGCACAAAAGCTCCGAACAAAGTTTTAATAACAGGAGTAGGGCTAAAAAGTATAGGCTGAGTAGCTACCTCTTTAACATATTCATTATCAAAGATAACCTCTACCTGACCATAGATATCATTAGTAGCATTTGAGTAAGTTACATTAGGTGCATCTTTATCAGGTGCATAGGTGAGTATAACTTTCTTAGCTGTTATTTCAGGTAGGAAGGATAGCTCTTGTTCCTGGTCCTTAGCAAGTTTCTCAGTCCAATCTACCTCCACCCCACTATCATAGAAGTCATCCCTATTCTGCAGTAGCAGTTTGTTAGGTTGAGTGCTATCTATTGAAGCATATAGGTTAAACATATTGAAGATGCCCTTAATGAAATCACTCTGCTTAATCTTTTTAGGCACATAGTCATTCACATCTATTGTACCACCAATGGCATATACTGTACTATTAGGTACTATGCTTATTTGTATGGATGTGATGACAGCTTGTATTCTTAAAGTATTAGCTAGTGGGAAAGTTCCTGTAACTGAGTTTCGCCTCCACAGCCTAAAGTTATTAGTGTTGTTTATTTGTATATTCTGCTGTTGCACGTTTATACCTAAAGTACCTAATGATAATTGGTTAAGCTGTGGATAGGTAAGTGGTAGAGTAAGTTGAACAGTTTGAGTTAAAATATTAGTAGTTCCTACAGGCACAGATAAAGGGCACTGTACAGCATTCTGTGCAAAGTTAGAGTTGGCAGGTGGGGCAATGTTTGTATAAAGGTTAAATGGTATCATACCCTGAGTAGCATCACTTACTATTAAATATGGTTTGTATAACACAGCTGCTGCTGCACCATTGAATGAGCCAAAACAAGTAACACCTGTAGTATTTACTATATTCAACTGATAGCTCATTGTGATACTATAATCGTATTGCTGTGAGTTGGCTGAACTGATATTAAAGGGTGTAGTGTATACACCTGTTACAGGGTTAAAGATATTCTGAGGATCTTCAAGCTCAGTCCAGTTTGTTATGTTTACTTTACTTGCAGGGGCTATGTAACTTCCTGCACCTATATCTGTTCTCCCCTGAGTAGCATAGGTGCTAGCAATAGTAGTAGGCACTGTAATCTCTGCTTTAACTAAATAGTCATTATAGTCAAAGTTATCTACACCACCATTGTAAGGGATGATGAGCTTATCAAATCTATCATAGGCAATGGTAGGCCAATCATAAGTGAAGCCAGCATCAGCGAAAATTCTATCAAAGTATACCTTAGTAAAAATAGCAGGCTTGAACTCTTGAGTGTTGTATACTCCTACACTTGAAGATGGTAGAAAATACTTAAAGCCATCCACTACTGTGTTATCAAATCTAGCTACTACATTGTTAGCATCATAGGTATGGTTAAGATCACTAAAGTCAATATCAGTTAGGTCCTTGTTAGCAATGGCTGTAAAGAAATCTGCTTTGCTATCCTTAATCAATACCTCATACTCCACATGCTCCTCATAGCCATCAGTGAGCTGTGCCTTTTTAACCGAGGTGAGCTGAACAGATACATCCTCCATTATTGGTATGCCATCCTGAATAACTGAGCCTGTAGTAAGAGCATTGATATTGAAAGTGCCCTCTACGATATTCACATCATAGTAATGGTTGAGTAGGTTGTTGTTATTCTTACTGCCAGTAAGAGTGATAGTCTTTGAGTAGTTGCCTTGTCTCTTAGATACATCCCTAATATCCCCCACCTGAAAATTCAAGGGGAAGGCAGTGCCCTCTTTAACATCTAAGTAGCCAGTGGCTAATTGTATCCTTACCATCTTAAGAGTTTACTATATTGTTGTTAGCTAACTTAACTACTATGCTTTGCTTTATTAAATTCTTATTGCGTTGCTTAAACTCTTCAAAGGTAGAAGTAACTATAGTACAACTCACATACTCAGCACTCTCAGGTGCCTCACAATCTGCATCATAATTGCTGAGCTTAATGTAAGTGTTAGGTGAGCTTATAAGTTCAGTGAAGTACATAGCCATTGTCTCATTCATCCAATCGGTATTAAGTGCTATAGTGGTATCAGTGCTTATGTAAGTGTTAGTCATACCTGTCTCAGTGGTTTCATATAGCCATCTATCTATGCCTACTGTCTCAACGTATCCTGGTATATCTTTATTGAATTGCTCACGTGTTACCTCACCTGTAGTGTATGCCCTGCCTGTGAAAGCAAAGCTACCCCATGAGCCCATACGATCTAAGAATAAGATACTGTGCTCTACTGTTCTCACCCTTCTATCTATGTTCACCTTGTATTGCTTTGAGCTAGCTAAGGCATTGCGTTCATAGCGTACTGTATACCATTCAGTGGTAGGCTTAATCATTGGGAGAGCTCCTGATACTACTGATAGCACCCCATAGTTATTAGGGCCCATTGAGATACCACTAACATGATCTACTGCTGTTACGTTTTTCTCAAAGGTATCACCATCACTTGTCTGAAAGAATAAAGTATCAGGAGGAGTAGGTGAGCCATTGGCTACAGCATTAAGCCATAGATCCTGGGATAAGGTAGCATAGAAATCAGAAGCAGGTAGGTTGGTTAAAAATCTATCTTGAAAGCCATTAAGCATAAAATCATTGTAGTCATAAACAGGCCACTCTACCCATCTGATTGCACCGTTGAATACAAAGTTATTAAGTGCTGTAATGATATCCCTAGTGATTGTCTTTCTGCCATCTGCAAAAGTGATAGCTCCATTAATAGTTATATTGGTAACAGCAGCCCATGGTGAGCTAACTACCAGGAAGCCTACCCCTACAGATAGAACTGTGAACAGCCCCTCAAGGTTTGGGTTGGCTACACCTAGATCTGCTTGAGTGATATTGATTTGATCCCCTGCCACAAATGTATTGACCACGTTTATCTGCACGTTTACTCCACTAGCTGTAAGGTTGTTAGTGTATGAGGTAGTAGTAAGATACTCTTCCCCTACATGAACATCATATTTGTAGTGGCTATTGACTGCGTTGTATACTGTAGTGTTAGTTAGGTTAAGGTCATAACTCACCTGAGCCTGTAAGAGCTTCGATAGATCTACCTCACCATACCCAGTGCTATAGGTAGGCATTACCCTGTACTCTGCTATCTTGTTAGCTGTGCCACTCTCATAGATGTCAAAGATATACTTGAACCCTTGTAGGTTGTTATTGCTACTATCATAGATAAACTTGATAGGGTTGTATGCAGGCATCAGAGGTTGTGCCCTTGCTATGTTAATTATTGCCATAACTATATTATTTAGATTTGATTATTTGTTTTTGAACTCACTCATAGCTATAGCATAAGCCTGATCTAGTAGCTGAAGGTGCAACTGCATTCTCTCAGGTCTGTTGAATACTATCCTCACTTGCTTACCTGTCTTATGGTAGATGAAGGCTTGCACCACTTGTATCTTATGTAGGATATCAGAATGCATAGTAGCTGTCATCAGTGTAGTACTCCTGCCTAATATGAGTAGTGGCATAACGGATGGCATCCATTGCATCATCAAATAGTTTCACAGGCTCATCAGTTATGAAGTCCCCTATCTTTTTCCACTTGTAGTTCTCATACTCTCGCCTGATTGCCTTATCATCCTGGCATATTACACCAAAGGTCTTAAGGTTATCTATGCCTTTCTTAACTACCTTGTTTGCGTTCTGCACATCATACCCTGCTATGTTCATTTCTTGGATGATCTCAGGTCTAGAGTAATCTGCTAGGATAGATACTGTCTGTTCTATGTTCAGGGTTGCTAGCTTCTCTATCAGCATTGTGGTAGTCAGGTAGCTCTCATAGATGACAGGCTCTATGTAGATATCATTATCACAGTAGTATACCCTCATCAAAGCTGTGGGGTGATTGTATCCAAAATCTAAGCCATATACGTACTTAACAAACTTGCTAGGCCTATGAGCCACGAAGGTCCATTGAGAATAGATATTGCTTTTAGAGATAGCCTTCTCACCTAGAGCATAGATCTGATAGAGTGCCTCATCTGTTCTAGCTAGATCTTCTATCTGAGCTTTGATACTATCAGGTAGGAAAGGGTTATCTTTATAGGTGCTCTTTATCTTTATGCTCTCCTCAGCAGGTAGCTCATATAACCAGGATGCACTATCACTAGGGTTGTAGTCAAAGATCATCTTACCCTCTGTTCTCATATTGAGCTGAGTGAAGTCATCGAAGTACAGCTCATTGGCTTCATTGCACCAAGCTATATCCCTCTTCCTACCCCTTATCTTCTGCTCATCATCTACACTAAAGAACTCCACCATAGATCCATTGGCAAAGGTGTAGATGTGCTCACTCTTATTGTGTGCCTCCTGCTTATACAGCCCTATATCTTTTAGTATCTCTATGAAGTCTCTTAGCACTGTAGCACGTAGGGCAGGGAAGGTCTTGCGTATCACTGATACTACCTTATTGTTGTTCTGCAAGCAGTAGATGATCATCAGTTGGCAAAGTGAGTAGGTCTTAGAGCTTCTACTACCACCCTCATTAATTATGAACCTCTTATCTCCTAAGATAGCCTCATAGTTCTTTTCAAAGATGGCAGTCGCTTTTATATCCATAGCAAAGCTAGTACCTAGTTAGATACTATATTGGTATTATTATTATATTAACTACTTAACTATAGTAACAGTTATAGCAGATATCTTCTCATCACCACTGGTTACATCTGTATGCTCTTTTAGTGCATTGAGACGTTGAGTTATGGAGGGGTTGAACTGTCCTACCATTCCCCCTGTGATTTGATCGTTACGGATCTCTTTCTTTATGTGCGTACAGATTGTCCTATATTCAGAATATCTACCATCAGTGTTATCAAAATAATGGTGCACATCAGAGTAGTTATTATAGCAGAATATCTCAAAGCCCTCATTAGTCAAAGGTACTCTTAAAGGCTCAGGCACCATCTCTGCAGTCTTTTGTGATAGCACCCATTTAATTCTAGGGTTATCTGCACAATGAGCTTTGTAAGCTTCAAATATCTCCATTAACTTCTCAGGAGTTTCAATCAATTTAGGCTTAGGCATTATCCCTGTTGTTTATATTGTTTAACATAATTCTTAGATGCTTTCAGCTTAGAGTTCTTAGTCTTAGCGTGAACACCTGGTCTCTTAACCTTGGGCTTAGATAGTGTCGAAGTAGAACTAATCTGCTTTTTCATTCTCTACCCCTTTGTACTTTACCTTAGGAGTGCTCTCTTCAAATAAGTAACCTAAACCTATAGAGGTATAGTACTTATGCTCTTTGGCCATCTCTTCAGTTACTTCTATAGTAGTCTCATAGTTGCCATTGTAGGTAGTGATGTATGTACCTAAGTGTTCATTCTTTGTTTTCATATTGATCTAAAATTAAAAATGTATAATAAAATGCTATCCAAAGTCCTGCAGCTCTTGAAGCCCAAACATAATCTAAACAAAACAATGCAAGTCCACAGCTCAAAGCTATTAACAGGCTAAAGGTACTAATTACTTGGCTCGGTTTCATACCTATATTGTAATTTGTTTATCTTTTGTTTTAATTCCTTTATCAAATAGTAAGCAGGAGTATGTGTTATCCCAAAATAAGTAGCTAATGCTCTACTGGTTATGTATCCCTTATCAATGTAAGCTTCAAATACTATTAGCTCTACCTTATCTGTTATCTGCTTTCTATAGATCTCTATCAATCCCTTATGAAATGAATACCTTTTATCTTCCCTCAGCTTGCATATTAGATCATCATCATCTATAGGCTCAGTTAGTGGGTGCTCAATGGCTGTTATCTTATCATCTCGGTTGCTCTTGGATGTAGACCATAGTACCTGGTACTTAATTGTATTGAGTAGGTATGCTTTAACATTAGTAGGATCACCATCTATTGTAACTACATGAAGGTAAGAGTTATTGATAACAGTATCAGCATCGATATAGCTACCCATCTTAGATAGAAAGTAGGCAGTGTATGCCCTCACCTCAGCATAGTTGCTGCTAATGTAACTGTCTAAGGCTTTTTTCATACCATATCTCAAAATCTTTGGACCATATCCTCCTACGAGTAGATGCACAAAAGCACTCCCTAGGCTGTCTACCATCATACTTCTCTTTAATCTTAAATAATTTGATACAGGAGTACTTAGTATACCTATCAGCATCAGGCATCTTAGCTATTGTATCTACGAGTTCTATCTCAGCTTCTGTAAACATTCATCTAAAATATAAGCAAGCAGTGCAGCCTGACAAGCTAAAATAAAATCAAAGGTACAAAATATAGTAAGCCAAAAAGCCACACATTTAATACATCCTAATGCAGAGTGTATATGTATGGCTATTGGGTACCTAGTGTTATACTTAAATAAGCTGTTAAAGGTTGCTTGCAGTGGCTCAAAAGTAACAAACCACCAAGCTAATGGTATCAGGGCTAGTAAAGTCATGGCCCAAATATAGTAATATTATTTAGAATGGCAAATCATCATCTGCATCATCTGGCATTAGTGGTATCTCTGTATGCACTGGCTTAACATAAGGCTCTTGAAATGTAGTACTAAAGTACTTTGTACCTGCCTTACTTTCTTTAAGCCATAGAGCTACCTCCATATCTTTACCGTTTACATTCACCTTACCCTTATAGTCAGGATGAGTTTCGCTTGTCTTTTTATCATTTTTAAAGATAGCACCTGTGTTGTTTTTAGTTTCCATTGTTAATCTTTGTTAAAAATTGTTAATAAATAATTGATTGTAACTACCCACCCCCACACCACAGCAGGGGTTAGTAATATTGTTAGTAGCAGGATCATATAATTCTCTCACTAGGCCATACAATCTCCTCACCACACACCTCTAGTGTGATAGCTTCAGCATACTCTAGGGCTTTCTTAGCCACATAGTTAGGGCTTATCCCTTGTTGGCTTAACATTAGTGCTTCCATAGCCACTAGTATAGCCTTCTCTTTAAACTCTTCTCTTTGTATCATAATTGTGTTATTTGTTACTACATATATGTATTCTGCCTAAATCAAACTCATAAAAATCAATATGTACTTTCTTGTTTAAACAAAATACTACTGATGTAAATACTGAGCACCTTTTTTTTAAACATAATTCACGTATAATCCATACATCATTATCTGTTAATTCATATTTACACTCCATAATTATTTCTAAATCATCTGCACGATATCTACCTTTTAATATATTTTTCATAACTGCTGTATTAATTCATTAAAATATTCTCTACATTGTTCTACCCTCACCTTTATCTGTTCTATCACCTCCTCATCCCTTTGTATTACAAAAGTCTTCACTCTCTTAGCATCAGGGATATGATCAAAGCTGTGCTGCTTCTGCACCTGGTCCCTAAGATCTAAACTCTCCTCCATTAACCCTAACTTATAGTGTGCACTCTTTACCTCCTGCTCTACTATAGCATGGGGTGTATTGGTTAGGCAGTAGCAGAGTAGTGCCTCTTGCTTATCGGTTAAAAATAAATAACCTTGCAGCTGATAGTAGTAATCTTTATTAGGGCACTCAGTTTCAAACCATGGGAAGGTACTACCACTCCATGAGTTCTTAACATCTATTAGCACCTGATCAGTAACCACATCAGGAGTACCTGTTAGCCACTCATTACTATACTGCTCTTCATTCTTAAATAGAAAGCCTTTATCTATTACCTCCATTACAAAGCTAAGGCACATATCCTCGCACTCATTACCCTTATCAGTATACTTAGAGGTAAATTCCTTTTTGATATTGTAAACGTGTGCCAAAGCTAGGCCCTGGATATACGTCTTAGTTGTTTGTGATAGTACCTCCCCCTTAGTTTTGGCTGAAGTCATTATCTTACCTATTGAGCTGCATCTAATTTTCATATCATAGGTATTAGTAGGAGTGAATTTAACTGAGTATCATTCAAGTCAAAGCTATCCTTAAGTTTCTCTACAGTATACTTACCATCTGCTATAGCTTTCACTGCCTCAGCAAATCTTTTAGCATCCATCTTAGGCTTAGCAGTTGCTGCTATGTGGCCATCGTCATCAGTAGCCTGAAGTGTGAGCAGAGCCTGGATGGTGTACCTACGAAAATAGGAAATTTGGCTCCCCTGTTGCTGTGCGTTGAGTGTTAAGTCCATAGCCATACAGCTAGAGATACTAAAGCCAGTGTAGATACATACTATCTGAGTGCATACACTACCACCTTCTATAGGCTGTAGTAAAAGTAGATCATGCTGTAATAAAATAGGCTCAACAGCTTCTAAAATACTATTGATATCAGCATAAGACTTCTTAAAATGTGGGTTAGTAGCATTCTTATGCACTTTACCGATTAGTTGTTTTGCCTGATGAAGGCGAACATAGAAGGGAGCAGGCTGCTGCTCAACCTCCTGAGGCTTTACAGCCTTAGTTGTTGTTTTTTCCATTGGTTAGTTTATTAATTGTTTACAAATATACTAAAATTAATCTAGTTTCACATTATTTTCTAAAATTATTTCTCTTAGCTTCTCCCTCACCTCATACATCTCCTCCTTACCGTTGTATTTGTACTCACTTCGTAGCCACTGATCCATCTCAACAAGTGCCATGTAATAGTTGAAGCCATTGTTAGCATAGTTGAAGTCATCCTGGTCCTCAGGTAGATAAAATATTAGTTTTGCTTTCATTTGTTTTGTTGGTTTAATGTATTCAAGTGGTTTACAAGGCATTTGTTTAGTTAATTATTGAGATTAATACTTAATTTTCATACTTACTGCACATTTATACTTCGCCAAAGGTGGCTAAATTTGGTAGTTTTGGCTAAACATATCATACCACTCCACAAAATCATCAAAGGTCTTACTGATAATATAGATCCCTCCTGCAGCTTCTATCATCTTCTGATATTGCTTCTGCACTACTGACTGCTTATCCTTACCTATCTTTACTTCTATCTTTACAGATCTACCATAAATAGTAGCAGAGATATCTGCAGATCCTGGAGTACCTGTACCCTTGGTCCATTGCCCTGCAGTCTTAGTGCCATCGGTTCTATATGACTGCCTGAATACTCCCATTGTATTAATCCTCTCAGCTTGGTGCTTTGAATGGTTAAGGAAGTCAGTGATGCATCTAGTCAATCCATTAGCTGTAGCATCTGAGTACTTAGTGAAGGGGATGATGTGCCCTGGTGCTGATGGGTACCTGTAGCTCATGTACTTCTCCTCAAGCTCATGAAGTCTCTGTTTGTTTTGTTTGTTCATTTTCCCATTGTTTTTTGAATTTAATCCACGCTGCTAACTTTCTTTGACCTTTGTGTTTTTCTCTTTTTATACGGTCTTTTTGTTTTTTCTCTTCTATAGTCATCATACCTTACTAATCTTAAACCATCTACCTGCTGCACTTCTACCCTTATCAAAAATATACCCCTTAAATTTGCAGTACTCATCTACCATTCTTAAATACTTCTGAGAATTTAGATCAGCATAGCCTCCTGTGTAAGTTTGGAAGTCCTGGATAGATACATTGTTATAGTGTACTACATCCATAGTGATGTTACCCTCTATAGCATAGTCATAAAACTCCTTATTAGTAGCTGAGATTAAGCGTTTATGATCTGCATTAATAGCTTTTGATTTAACTAAGCCCATTGATAAGAATTTCTGCAGGTTACTGATCATATAGTTATCAAAGATTAACCAATCTACTATAGACCAGCTGTCAAATAATAACCTGCCATACTCATCTAATGGGTTACGCTGAGCATTAAAGTACTGATTAAACTCTATTTCATGCCTTCTCCTATCATGGCTACCACCTGCACCACTTATCACATAGTTGGTAGTTATCACTATCTTAGGGCTCCTTTCAAATGGGATAAAGATCTCATCTTTGTTTTTTCTGTTTACTGTAATCCCTTCTGAGATTAAACTAAATAGCTGCTCAAAGTCAAAGTTCTTTTTTACATCATCAAAGGCCAGGATCTGACTATCTAAATTTACCCTTTGGTATACAAAATCACTCTTCTGAGGATTAAATGCTTTACCATCTATCTTGACTATATTTCTAATCTTACCTATGGCAGTTAGCACTAAGCTCTTACCACTCCCCCCATTAGGATTATCATCTATCTCCTGATCATTAAAAATAATTGCCTTCTGATCTGTTTTATCTTTGTAGGTATGCAGTAGATATCCTAGAGTAGTTTCTAATGCATCTACCCTTGTATCCTGTTCAGCTGATACCTTAGCTACAAAGTTCTTAAAATCATTTTCAATGGTCTTAGTAGGCTTGTAGTCTCTATCAATTATCTGCCTATCCCAAATGTACCCATCTATATCTATGTAGGGCACAATATCTATCTTATCCTTAGTAATCTTTACCACTCCATTACGATAAGGGATAAAGCTCACATCTTTAGTATCCTGCAGCATCATTAAACTAATGGGCTCTAGCATAGATAAGTGACCATCTGTAAATAGGTAGGGTGATTTACTACAGTAGTTCCATACATCCACCTGCTTCTGCTTCATAAGATATGCTAAGACAAAATCTTTAACCTGGTCCACTGAGGATAGATTTACTTTGTTCTCTATCACCCTTACAAATGTCGGTTTTTCCGACCTCTCAGGATAATACTTATTAAAGCCATACTTGTATAAGAAATCTCTATATTTCATAGGATCTACACTTACAGCTTTCTTATCACTAATAGCCCAAAATACATCCTCACTATTAGCTACATCTTTTTTAACATCTTCTACCACATCAGACTTAATGTCTAATTGCTTTGATATATCCCCTGGTGAAATACCCTCTTTTAGTTTTGACCTTACCTTTACTATGGTTTCAAAATCCTCAAAGTACTTAGTACCTTTATCAGCTCGTTTATATGCAGATCCTACTGCTGTGTTAATTTCTATTTGAGGAAAATCTTTCTGACTATATTTATGCAGGTAAGTTTTGGCAGTATTTTCAGATATCCCATACTCAGCAAAACAGCTAGCCACCTTAAATATCCATACATTCCTACCATTACTAAACTCCCCATGATTAAACTTCATTATATTTTCAATAATAGTGCTTTCATTAGTCATTGGTAGCACTGGCACCCTATCAAAATTGCTATGCCCTTTCTCCTCCTCTATAAGTGTAAACACCTCAGCATCTTCATTAATATAAGCACGAGGATCATAGCTTTCAAAACATACTCTACTAACATTACAGCTAGAAGTATCAAAGTAATCACTGTCTATGTACTCCTCAAATGCTTTGAACCTTCTTTTATGCGTGAATTTATCAGATGGTGGTATCTTAATCACGCACTTTAAGCCTTTGCCTGATGGTGATACAAATATCATGTAAATATAAGGGCAGGCCTTTAATCTTTCTTTCTCCTCTTTCATTACCTTACTACTAGGATAATCATCAAAGTCTAAGATACATAGCCCTGAGTGCTCAATAAGGCCGTTATCATTCCTTTCATTAAACGTACCATTAAACATAATAGCTCTAAGGCTATTTTTAAGGCTGTTGTAGGAAGGATCATCCTCCTTCATAGCTCTAAGGGCAGTAATCTTATCAATAAGCTCAGGGTAGCCCTCTTTTATCCTATTGTAAACATCTACTACCTCTTGGGTGTAAGGTGTTTCTTTAGAATTAAATAAGGACTTGAATACAGATATCTTCATGGTTAGTTAGTTGGGGTGTAAATATAATCATTAATTTGATATGACAAGTCTATGACGCAAAATGACGCAAATTTATTGCACTTGTCATAGCTGATAAGTAGAGTAGGCTTAGTTATTAGAGCTTTATGACGCAAATGACGCAAAATAAAATAAAAAAAAACTTGTAAAAAACAAAAATCTTTCCAGCCTCCCCTAATAAGAGAAGTTGTCATAGCGTCATTGGTTAATAATAATTGCATCTGATTTGCTCTTTAAGTTTCTCTAATTTCTCCATGCTTACACATTCTAATACCCTCTGCTTTAATGGTTTATAGTACTGAGGTAGCACAAACTTCTCCCTTAGATCCCTGGTGTGCAGCATATAAGAGCTATCCTTGTATTTCATGTACGTGTCATGTTTTGTTATCCCATTTATCACTGTTGCATGTGTTTGATTGAACAGCCTACCAATTTGAGATAGTGTCATCCCATCCCTTTTTAGCACTTTATACAGGTAATATCTCCGATATAGCATGTGCATATACCTGCTCTTTTGTTTCAGCTCATACTTTTCTATGATATACTGCACCTCTTCTAGTCTAGTCATTGTAATAGTTTTGGGTTTACTGATTTGAATAACTCACTTTGACTATCCACTAAGCCTACACTATTGATATAGTCTATCTCTACCTTTGCACTGGCTATTATAGTAGCACTCAGCTGAGCTATTGCCTTAGCTTTTTCTACTTCCTGCTGTACTTTTTCATTACTCATATCTTCATCAGCTAATCTTTCTAGTGCCATAAAGATGTGATCTCTTAGATCACTTAGTTTGTTGTTTGCCATTTGTTTTACGTTTTAGTTTACATGTTAGTTTCATTATCTGCTGTAATTCAGCAGGGTATCTTTGTATTGTGTTACGTGCCATATTTTCCTTTCTGCTTATTACTTGTAAATTGTTAAGCTCACAGTTCAAATAATTGCCATCTAAAAATATAACTACAGATCCTGGAGGTATCTCACCATGTGCCTTAGTCCATACGTGCCTCTGTAGTAGCTCCCAGTGGCTGTCTTTAATTTTGATATATTGATAAGGTCTACCATCACTATCTAATCTTACATTAATAGTACCTACAGGCTTAGTATTGTGAGGCTTATTGCCTTTCTTAAACATTGTGGGTGCTACCTTCTCATATATCTCTGCACTTATCTGCTTACCTTTATTGTGAGGGGTGTGCCCTGGCTTAAATTGGCTAGCTACAGATGGCTCTATGATCCTACCACTTTCAGGTGTAAGCATATACTGAGCTGATTTCTTTACCTTAGCATCCCATGCAGTATTGTATACTTTGCTTATGGATACCCCTAAAAGCTCAGCTATGTACTTAGTACTGTGATGTGGGTAGAGATCTATAATCTGCTGTCTTATCATACCTCCTCTACTATGTACTCATGTTCAATATACCACTCTAGTGTATCTGCGTGCTCATCTGTATAGATGTAATCATGCAGCTTACCATCTTT